TTTTACCTTCTCCTAATCTTTTTTTAAGTTCTGATTTATATGCAGCAACAGCATCATAGTTCTGTTTAATAGGAGCATAACCTTGAGTAAACTTTCTAGCATCCCTCATAACAGAAGTCCCCATAGTTTCGTAATCTCCTCTTCGTGCTCTTTCTGCTAGCTTAGCATTATACTGTGTTGCTAATTGATTTTTTAAATCTTGATCTCCTTCAAAGTCTGCTGCATTCATTGCATCAACAGCTGCAGTTAGCTCATCATCAGCTAAAAAAGCAGCAGTATATCTATCTCTTAATTCTTTGTTTATAGCCACAGACTGTGGGTCTCTATAAACAGATTGATATTGTGGTAAGTCGTATCTAGCCATTATGCTTGTGTATTAAATTGAGTTATATATTTATTAAGATCATCGTCTGACATGTTTTGATATTTTTCATCAGTTTGTCTTAAATAGTTTCTAAGTAAATCTCTTTCATAGATTCCTTGATTTCCATAAGCTTTAGCTAATCTTTCTTGTCCTCTGTAAGCCATAACATCTCCAGCTATTCCAGCTATACCTTGAGCTGCTAATCCTATACCTTGATATTTCATAGCCTCTTGGTCATCTTTTAATTTTTGTCTAGCTTGAGCATTAAGAACACCTATTTGATCCATTCTAGCTGTTTCTTGTCTTTGCATTTGAGCATTAACTGTAGCCGCTTGTTGAGCTCTTTGTAAGTTACTTAACTCCATTTGTTGTTCTAACTGTGCTTCTCTGTTAGCTATATCAATATTAGCTCTAGTTTCAGCTGCAGTAATCTTCATATCACCTGCTTGTTTTCTAGCATACGCAGACATTTTATTTATTATGTTAGCTGGTCCGCCTCCAGAAGTTTCAATAAATCTATTAATACCTCTCATTTCTGCAGCATTAGCTGCTCTTTCAGCATTGTAATTAACTCTTTCTAAATCAGAAGCCTTACCCCTTTCTGCCACAATAGGCTCAGTAAAACCAGGAGTATATACAGCTTGCTCTGCTGCAGGTTGTTTATATGTCATTGCATATACTGCAGGAGCTAATTGTGCGGCCCCTGCTATTTTAGCTAACTCTGGAGTAGCACCTTGAGATAAAGCAGCTTTTCTATAATCTTCAAATTGTTGTTGTTCTGCTGCTATACGATCTGCTTCTGCCTTTCTTGCCTTCGTTGTCATTCTATCTTCACCTAAATAGTTAACAGCCGCATCATAAGCCGCCTGCTCATCTGCATCAAGTGTTCTTCCTGCATCTAAACGAGCTTGTAAATTATCAAAAATTCTTTGGTGTTTAACATCTTCAGATGGTCTTCTTGACTCTCTTCTTTCTTTTTGTTCTCTTTTTCTTTTCTCATTTTCACTTTCTACTTTTAATCCTACGTTTGGATCATTGTCATCTAAGTCTACATCAGAAAATATTCCATCTCCATCATTATCAATCTTAGCAGGTTCTACCTCAACTTTTTCTTCTTTATCTATATTATCTAAATAGTTTTTATAATCACCAATGTATTGGTCATAAATAGCTTGACTGCTTTTACCCCACCCATATCCTCTAGTATTATACCCTTGTGTATTAGCCCAATCTTGGAATGCTCTTTCTTCTTGTTTAGTTGCAAACGGGCTTACATATACAGGCGCATCTTTCTTTTCTTTATTTTCTTTCTTTTCGTTTTCTTCTTTTTCTTTTATATTTTTTTCTTCTAACTCTTTAATCTCTTGTTCTCTGTCTTTACCTTTTTCAGTAGGTGATCCGTCTGCATTAGCATTTCCATCTAAAACTTCTTTATGATGTATTTGTAAAGAAAATATATCTTGATGAGGATAATCAGGATACTTTTCTCTAAGTTCGTCTAAAGTTAAACGATCACTTTGAAATCTTTGTAAAAAGTTAAAAGCGTTTTGAGAATTTTCATTAAGATCAGAAGGATCAATTGGTTCAATCACGTTTGGGTATCCGTCTAAATTAACGTCAGTAACAGAAGCACCGTCATCTATTATTTCATAATTTGATAAGTTTATATTTCCTAAGTTTCCTTGATTATATGTGCTTCCACCTACTTGATACTTTGCTATACCTCCAAGCTTAGCTACTTTTTTAGGATTTCTACCCGCAGCTTTTTCTTGCATTTTAGCTAACATATCAATATCTTTTTGATTACCGCCTTTTCTTAATATATCTTTATGTATGTCTGCAAACGATCTACCTCCTCTTTTTAAATAAGAAGAGAAGAAATAATCTTTTCTTTTACCACCATGTTTAGCCATTGTTACTTGATCCATAGTTTCTCCGCCTTCTACTTCTGTTTGTGGATCAACCATAATACCTCCTTGGTCATGACTTTGTCCTATAAACTCTACCGCATCGGTTCCTGGAATAGGTTGCATTTCACCACCTGGTAACGAAACTCCTCCCATTTGATATGGTATTATACGTTCTCCACCTTCTTCAAAAAGACCGCTTATATAACTGCCAACTTTTTTAATAGCACTTTTACCTTTATTTATTACTTCTCTTCCCTTATCTATACCTCTTTGTTTTAAGTCATCTATAGCTGTGCCGTGCACACCAATCCCTGGGCCTTGAAGAGCTAATTTTGCAAAAGATAATGGATTTGAATAATCAGCATACGGATCTAACCCAAAATGAACTCCAAATTCTGGTTTAGGGCCTTGTGAATTAGGTGATCCCGGACCATACATATTTGTATTTCCTCCAGTATTTCCTCCAGTATGATGAGGTAATTGAAAGTGTTCTGTAGTATTGTTTCCTGCACCCCAATTATTCATGTCTACTCCCCCTTCATGATATATACGAGTTGTTTCATCGTACATCCCACCTTTTTGCATTGAGGTTGGAAAGAATGATGAAAGATCTGGCTTAGCTTGATTAGGATCAACCTTATACTTATCAACATTAATATTAACTATAGGTGCGGCTGTAGTTTCTGAAACAGCAACAGGCGATTTCTTAAGTAACTCTCCTATAGTAGGTCTATTTATTGCAGGATTAGCCTTATATCTTTTATTTTTAGCATATAGAGGATTTGAACTTTGTTGAGTTATATTTTGATTTGCTAATTTTACTTTTTTAGCTTTATCTAAAACTTTTATTACGTTTCCTATTCTAGATGTGTTGCTTGCTGCATTTACTGTAGTTGCTACAGGACTTACAGCACTTTTTATTATGCTTAAAGGGCCAGCAACTCCTGCTACATCAAGTGCTACATTTGCAATATTTTTTGCAGATGGATCTTTATAAACTTCTGTTGCTGAAGTTGGAAGTCTAAGGGCAGAAGGAATTCCTGTAGCTTCAGCTACAAATTGACTAGGTAATCCTGGAACTGCGTCAGGAGACATTGTAAAGTTAGTCATTCTCATAGCAGCTTGATACATTTTATTTTTTATACTAGTATCTGTAGGTTTAAATTTTCCTGTGTTATCAGGCTGTTGAGATACCATATTATTTTGCCTAAGAAATCGCATAAGTTTTGGATCAACTGTTGTTGTTGTACGCTGTCCTCCTTTTTGATATTTTTCCCTTAGTCTATCTATAAACTTTTTTCTAAACATATTATATTATTTTATTTTAAGCGGCTGCGTAACCGTATCTAGGAATTCCCATTCTCATTCCTCCCATTTGTGCAACTACATTTTGACCTAAATTATATCCTGAATAAGTTTTTTGTCCTAACTCCCCTGCTCTAACAGCTGACTTTTGAGATGTGAAAGATTTCATTGTCTCTTTATTATGCTTATCTACTGCCTTTTTAATTTTTCTTTTTTGTTTTCTTTCTGCTTCTTCTTTTTCTCTTTTAGCTTTTTTAGAACCAAACCAAGATTTACCAAGACCATATAATCCCCCAACAATTCCTCCTATTGCAGTACCGACAACTGGAACAACTGAACCAATAGCCATACCTGTTCCTGCACCACTTAATGCACTACCTACTGCATCTCCAGCATCAAAAGTAGTTGGATCATCATCTGCCCAAAGTTTTTTAACTCCATAACCTAAACCAGAAGCTACTAATCCAAGACCTGCTCCAGAGCTTAAAAATGATTTAGCTCCTGCTGCTAAAGCACTACCTGTTCCTCCAGCAGTTGCTCCAGCCACTTGCCCTGTAGTTTGTACACCTGCTTGCGTTCCTGCTACAGCTCCTAAACTTCTAGCTCCCTCAGTTCCTGCTTTACCTACTTGTAAAAGGTCATTAGCTTTTTTAATCATGTTAGCTGATTCTATTCCACCACCAAGTTGAGATGCTTTCTGTGCTAAGTTAGCTGCTCTTTGTATTCTATACGCATCCATTGCTCCTTTAATTGCTCCAGTTTTACCAGCAGCTAATTTAGAAGCTATAGGTGCTTTTGCAGCCATTTCTATTGTGTTTGCTGTTTGCTGAAATTGCTGCGCACCTTCAAATGCTGCTCGATCTCCTAATATTTCTCCTTCTTGCGTCATTCTTTCTGCATCAGCAACAGCTTGAGAAGATGTTTGTCTTAATCTAGCTTCTTCATCCTGTAACCCTCTTATTCTTTGCTCCTGAAGTCTTGGATCAGACTCTTGAAATACAGTTACAGCAGTATTTCTAGGACTCATTCCTTGTCCAGCAGAAGCAACAGTATTATCAGCATACATTCCTCCGTTTGCATACGTACCAGGGCGTGGAGGTTGTTCTGGCATAGGAGGTCCTCCCATAGGACCTTGAGGGCCTGTTGGTCTAATTGGTCTTCCTACACTATCCATTCCTCCCAGGTTATATCTGCTTTTATAGCCACCCATATTATACATCATGGCTCTTTTATTTCTATTTTTTATTTGTCGTCTGTTCATTTTATCTGTATAGTTTGCGTATTACTACATTCGTAGAATACAAATTTAATAAATTATTTGATATATTATCATAAATTAATCTAATTCCTACCCATTTGTCTATAAATTTACGTCTATTAGGCCATCTTTTATTAAAATCCATATAATCTGCGTTTACATCTTCGTTCATTCCACTAATTATAAACATAGGATTTATAGAAGAAGTTGTTACAGTTCCTGTATTAGTTCCTCCTATAACATTAGGATTAGTAGACATATAATAATTATTTGTATTAGGTAGATTTAAATTTCCTGTTTGATCTTGTATTGCTGCTAAATCTCTAAAGGCATTAACCTTCCAACTATTACCTATTCTTCTTGTGTTAACTAAATACTCTAATCTTTCACTTCGTTTATCTCCTGATATTTGAAAAGTATTATAAACAAAGAAACTAGTAAACCCATGTTCTAAAACTGAAATACCAGCTTGATTTAATGTTTCTAATGTATAAGAAAAAGATGATAATAATGAGTCTGTTACTTTAGTTTCATTGTGTATATATTCATATTCAAATAGAAAGTGATTTACAGACACTAGCCAATCTTCATTTGTGTATTGGTTCATAGTATTTTCTTGATACAATATTCCATGATTAGTAGAGCTATTATGCTTCCAAATACCAGAATTTCCAAATGTAGTTCCAGCATAAGCAGGTAGATTTACAGGGTCAAAAATAGCACAAAGAGGATCATAGGCATTAATAATCATAGAATCAGTACAATATGTTATTCTATTATATTGATCAGTTAAAGAATAAAAATCCGTAGAAGTATTAAAATACATATAGGGAATATAATCATGAAAACTTCCCCATATATTTAGTTCAGCATAAAAAGATATTGTCCATCCACTACATGTAAAATATTTACTTTTACCAGAACATCTAAGAGCTATAGGTTTCCATGCACATTTAGGTGTTCCAGCAGGTTGAACTTTTTTCTGTCCCCATATTTGATATTGACACGTATCATCATTAAATCTAATCTTACCATTAGGAGTTAAGCTTTGGCATACTGGGTCTAAAGTTGTTCCAACTAAAGGTTTATTCCAACCATCTAAAAAGTCTTCTGTAGGAGAAATATCTCTTTTAGTCAATAAGATTCTTTTATGCATAGGATCGTATACAGAATGAAAGCCCATACCCTGAACTGGATTGTCTATACTACATCCTGTATAACCATAATCTTCTAATTCAAATTTCATATTATCTTCAAACCAGTTTTCCATTCCTAATTTACTAATCTCATTTAATTTATCTTTCATTAAGAATACTTTTCTAGAATTAGAATCAACAAAAAAGTAACCTGCTCTAGTTGTTAATGCTGCCCATTGAGATTGTGTTCCCCCATAACCTCCTTTAGTTTGGATTACCTCATCAGGGTCTTGCTGGAATATATCTCCACTTCCTACAAAAGATTCTGAACCATCTTTCATTTGTAAAGATTGTTTACCTTTTGCAGCATATAAACTTTCTTGCATATGGAAATATAATAAGTTGTTAAAAGAAGACAATTTCCATAAGTCTCCTCTATTTTTAGGTAAGTCTTTAAACTGATTAGCTTTAAATATTCTATAGTTATCTATTAAACTAGTTGTATCAGCTTTAACACTTCTGTGTGTCCTTGTAGGAAAATCATCTTGATCATCTTGAAGTAATGGTAAAGGAAATGCAGGTCTTATATCATTAACTGTAGAATAGTTACTATTATATTTAATATTATCTTTCTCTGTTAAATCTTCTTTTCCTGTAAGAAGTAATAAATCTCTACCTGATGTTCCTGGAAAATATGAAGATTTAGTATCTTCAATATGTCTAAAGTTTATATTATCTGAAGATTCTACAATTTGATAATAACCAGCTCTTCTAGGTTGAGAATTAGAATCTTGATCTGAGTATGTAATTCCTGTTCCAAATCCATACCTGCAAATAAAAGTATCTCCTCCAAAAATATGAAACTGTTGCCATTCAGGATTGTAAACATTACCACTATTTGTCCTTTGAATTTCTGATTGTAAAGTATAAATACTATAATCAGCAGACTGAGTGGTATTTACAAGGCCTCCACTACCATTATTTATTTGATATGTAATTTCTACAGGCTGTCCTATTGAATAATTAGATGCAGCATTTCCAGGTAAATCATTAAGAGCTTCTTCGTCCCAAAATACAAAATTATTTAAATCATTTCCTATAACTTCAAAACCAGTCCAAACTAGTTCTTGATCATCAATAGACTTATATACATCTGTTTTAAAAGCACATAAATTATCAATATGTACAAGAGCTCTTCTATTACAGCCTGTTACAGGAGTTCCATTTGAACTACCAGATAACTGTGTTAATGGATCTCCTACTAAAAGAAAAGGTCTATCATCCCAACTTGTTGAAGCTAGTGTTCCCCCGTAAATTGAAAAGCTGCCACAGCCACTAGATAAACTTTGTGATAAAGCCTCTTTTTCATGTCTATCTTTTAAACTATATATAATAGTACTTTCTCCAACTTCATTAGTAACTGTTCCTCCAAATCCTAATGCTTCTGCTTTAAAAATACTATCACCTTTTAAATAGCTTACAGCTTTTTGACCAATAACTTTTGGAAGTCCAAATGGAGCTTTTTCATAATACATTCCTTCTGTATGATAAGTTTGCATTCTATTATAATGACATCCTATAAAAAATGCACTTCTTATATTTTTTGACCAGCAATTATATTCTGTGTCATACCCCCAATTTTGAACTAATCTTTTTATAGGAGGAGTAGCACTATTGTCTAGTTGTATTTGAGTAACCATTTTTTTATCCTGTGTTATACTAGGACCATTCCAGACAAAATTATCAACCATATATACAGGTTTAATGTGTGTTACTGAGGCTAAACTATTTTGAGTTCTTAATAAATAAAAATCAGGATAATGAAATGACTTGTATCCATTGTCTGATGTAACAGTATCTATACCATCATATATATTATCATAAACAGGATAACTACTTGACCAATTAGCATAAGGCGCTTTTCTCAGAATGCTTATTCGCTCATCAGATAAAGCAGTCATAATTTCTGCGCTGTTATCATCATCACTTGCATCATGTGCTTCTTTACACATTCCTATTATAGTTTCATCAGGCATCATTGGAATTGAAGGCGCTTGCCCTAAAATAGATCTATTAGCATGATCTCTTTTTGCATAGTAAATTCTAAATCCTTGTACTTTGTCTGCAATAGATTTAGGTATTTTTATATCATCTAAAGTAAATCCCAAGGCTTGTACTTGGTGTTCTACTTTTACATCATTAAAGTGATAAGGTTCAATATCTTGTGCGGCACTTACAACTTCAAATTTAATTTGAGAATGAGAAACATTATTTTTATGCCATCCTGAAACACTGTTATTAAGAATTTCTCCGGTACTACTAAATGCACTATCAAAATCCATACAACCACTAGCAGGCATAAAGTTTATTTCTTCATCAGGATCTAAATCTCCACTTGCATTATAAACTATAAACCCAAAATGTATTTCATCATCTTTCTTTAAATTAAACTCAAACTCTTCTCCATCCCCCATATCTATATTATTCCAATATTTACTTTTAGGAGACTCTTCACCTGAACCATAATCACTACAAGCACAAAATCTACTACCTATAGTATAGTTACCTCCAGAAACATTGCTAGAACCGCCTCCATAATTTAAAAAAGAATCGCCAGCATCAATTAAAAAATGTCCTCCATGAGCACCTTGACTTACACCGCCACCTACATTTGTAGTGGCTCCAGCCCCAGCAATAGTAGGCCAGCCAGTAGGACTAACCCCAGTTGAATAAGATGAAGGGTCATCTCTTTTAACTCTAGCTAAAATAGCAACTCTATTAAAAGTTGTAAAAAGTTGTTGTTCACTTGAAAACCACATGCTTATCCAAGCCTTAACAGTCATATCTTGATCTGCTGTAAAAACTGCAGAATTTCCATCCCAAAGAGCATTAAAAGCTGCTAGTTGTTTTGCATGAGGATGTGTTACAAATGTATTATCGTTTTTATCATAAGTTGGACATCCAAGTGATAAAGCATTATTTGTTGGTAGTTCCTTACTAATATCATAAACAGTATTAGAAGCACTATAATTTTGATCATAAGGTGTGGAATCTTTAAATTCAAATGAATACCATCCTGAATCAGAAGGTTTTAAAACTTTTGATATTAAAGTGTTATTAAGATTAGTAGTAGTAGATGCAAACATGTTAACTTGTGAAGCTGCTATTATTGGACTGTTAGTTGAAATCCAATCATAATTAGTACCGCTTGGACAACCAGGCTTATACCCATACTCAGGAGCATAAACCTGACCACCACTATAATAAAATTCATCAGCTGCGCCAGTTCCTAATTCACATCCATAATTCCAGTGATAACCACCTGCAGGTAGAATACCTTGTGAAGTATTTCCACTTATACCTACAACACCTTGTCTTTTATAATTAGAAAAGGCTCCTAAGCCTATAGCAGACTCAACAAAAGCAAAAAATGTTACATTCCATCCAGGAGTTACAGACCCCAGTTGTAATGTGCTTAAATCTGTAGGCTCTACTTCACAATTAGCCCCACTTTGATCAGCTCCATCAGGAATCATAACTGTTGTAAAATCTTCATTTGCATTTGAAGGAAAGTGATGATGTCTTACATTAACATCTGTAATATTAAATATCCCATCATTTCTTAAACTTCCTATTTTTCCAGTTTCGTCCCATATATCATAATTATCAGTATTAGGATAATACTCAGTAGCATTTTCCCAATAGTTCATATCTCTAGCGCCAGATTCTCCACTTGTATCAAAGAAATGAAAATTTCTAGAGTATGCAGCACTTAAATTGTGCATATCTTCATATACTCTAGTATTATTACCAGATAATAAATCTGCAGAATTTGGTATCATATTATCAGAAGAACCATTACCATCATCACCTAAAGCTGAATGCTCATATATTTTTTTACCATTATATGTTGATAGTGCTGCATTACCATCTATTTCTTGCCTATTTAAATTAGGGGCTCTTCCTGGTATATGATACGCATAAGACATGCTACCATCTTTTAAAATAAATGCTATATAAAAAGCATATACTTCATCTCTCATATAGCCTTTCCAACTATAGATATTAGGTATATATCTATACGATTGAGAAGCATCAACTTTTCTATACTCTCCATTAAACACATTAACTTCACTTTGACCAAATCCAGTTTGTAAATTATCTAAAGTTGCATAAAAAGTATCGAAGTTATAAAATATTTTAGTTTTAGCTGATAGTTTAATATTGTTAGCATATTTTTGATAGCCTAAATCTTTAGAGCCTGTTAAATTTCCAAGGTATAAAACACCATCTAATTGATTTATTGTTTTAGCTGTTTCATAAGATGTTGTATCAATAATCACATCTTCAACAGAGCTTGGAGTAAAGCCTTCTAATCCACTAAACGTAATTTCTTGATCTCCGTGTTTATCAGGATTTATTTCAATAATATTTAATTTAAAAGCCTCTGTTGCTTCCCCCATTTTTCTAATAATAACAGGACTCATATATTTATAATCCGTATTAAGATTAGTTACTTTCCATTTAATTGCTTTTGAAGTTTGGCTTGATGCCTTAGCGCCATCTTTTTTCTGTGTAGGCACTGTATGATCATATTCATCTACAATAGATACTGGATTAGAAATTGATAAATAATTAGTTGCAACTTGATCATCATCTACATAAGCTAATCCTAAATGGTAAACACCTGTCAGAAGACCTCCTCCTGTAGTAACAGATTTTTGAAATACCTCATCTGCCCAATAAATATCGTGTAAAAATATATGAGGTATAGGACCAGAATTAGGAAATAAATTTAATAGATTTAAATGATCTAAATGTGAAGTAGACGGGTCTATTCCATATAACCACTCATATGGCTTTAGGGTTGTTGTATTACCTGTTAACCATCTTTCTTGTCTACTAACATTAAATGCTCGTGGAGGGTTAGTATCATCTGTCCAGTATACTACTAAATCTCCTTTAGAATCAACTTTAAAAGTACCTTCAATTGGATAAATTGTACTAAAATTTAATAAATGTGTTGGAAAGTTATCTATGTTTGGTCTAAACAATACTGAATATTCTCCATTTACCCAAATACCAATTTCAGAAAAATGTGCTCTTCCTGAATTAAATTGTGTAACATTTATAGAAAATAAAATTACTTTATCATTATTTACTTGTACTTTTCCTACTACTTTAGCATGAGGATCTCCTATAGTTCTAAAAAAAGGATCAACTTTAGGATCTCCTAAATACCCTGACAATTCATTACCTCCTTCATTAGAAACAGCTCCTGCGGTATCATTTAATACCATATTTTTAGCATACCTCCAAGTACCTGCAGGTTGATCTATAGGAGCAGTATCTTTAAATAATCCTTTTAAAAATTTTTTATCGTTTGATTGTTTTCCCATTCTTCTATAAACTTTCTCTTGTATTTAGTTGTTCAAAACCTACATCATGCCTATTAATATTAGGTATCATTCTAACCCATTGATTCATATAAGATTCATACTTATCTATGTCTGGGTAATTAGCTGCGTTTCTAGCTTGTGTACAATAGTATTTCCACTGCTGCTCTGCAAAAGAGTAATCTATTCCATTATTTTTAAATTGTGGATTTGATAATAAAATCTTTTTATATACATACCAAAATAAAGCTTCTTTAAAACTTATATCATCTGGCACTAATGGGTAGCAGTCTTCATCTGTTGGAAATGCCATATAACTTAAACATATCTTACCGCTTTGAAAAGATGTTTTTATATAATCATTATCTACTATATAAGTATCTTCATAATTTATATTTTCATTTACACAGTTATCACAATGCATACTTCTATGAAATGTGCTTGCGCCATACTGTAAAGGTTGCATTTGATTGCTATCTTTAAAGTAAACATTTTCTAAAACTACTATTCTACTATTAATTTCATGCAAAACAGATGCTGTTGTAGAATATTCTAAACCATCTGCTTGTGCTGCAACTATTGCATCTTGTAGTTCTGTTACTTTTGTTGTTAATGTGTCTAACTCTTGAGATGCTACAGGTGATACTGAGCTATTAATTGCTACTTGATTAATATAGTATAAATCTGTAGGTAATAATACTTTATGATCTTCTACTGTTAAAACACATTGTTTTTGATTTAATTGTGTTGCAGATCCTATATGCTCTAAAGCTTCTCCTATCCACTCAATAGCATCATCTATCCAGTTATCTCTATCTGGCTTAAGATCTCTAAAGATCTTTCTTATTAGTGTTTTACTTGATGTTGTTTTATATACCGCCATAACTAGTGTTTTCTAAATTTTAAATAAGCTAATTCATCTTTTTTTAAAAGAGTTATTAGTTTCTCTTTATTTCCTTTTATCCCTCTTGTAGCATCAAATCTATATACTGACTTATTTTTTATTTTACATTTACTTTTCCTCCAATAGTACTTACAGTAAAATTTGTCAGTATGATAAATATGCCATTTAACACCTTTACCTGTTTCTGAATTGTATAAAAGTTGACCTTCTTCTAGGAGTTCTTTTTTATACTTATTACTTTCTCCCCAATCTAATCTAGGAGATCGAGGATCTCTATCTTTCTTTATTATAGATAACGTAGACAAATTATTACCCATGTTAAATTCTTTGCCTTCTAGTATATAATCTATAATCATAATATTAAACTCATGACAAATATCTGAAAATATAGCTTTATCTATATCTCCATACTTATCTGTATAGTCTTTATATATATCTGAAAGATTATGTGTCATTCTATAAATCGTCTATGTTAGGAATACCTGGCTCTAAGAATCCACCTGACTTATACATCATCTTTTTCATTCCTCCACCCATCATTTTTTTCTTATTTGGCTTTTTTAAATTTTTTAAATTTTGTTTTTCTTTTCGTTTTAGATTTTTCTCTATTAATTTATCTGTACTTTTTCCCTTTGCTAATCTTTTGTTAAATTTTTCTCTAAACTTAGCTTCTTTTGGAAATTTTTTAGCGTCTATTCCTGCTAATTCATTTTCTCCTCCTGTTTGATACATCATCTTTTTACCGCCCATTCCCATTTTCTTTTTTCCTTTTTTTGCATCAAACTCTCCTCCTGCTTGATACATCATTTTTTCTTTTTTCATTAATTTTCTTTTACCTCCCATTTTATTTTTATTTTTAATTATACGTTCTTGTTCTAACATTTCTTTAGTTGGCTCTTTGCCACTTCCTTCATTTGCTCTAATATTATCCCAAAGACCTCGTTGTGAGTAAGAGCCGTCTTTTCTTTTTATCATTTTTTTTGCCATACTATTTATTCTTTAGTTTGTGGTGGTGCTGCCCCCATATCTTGCATTCTATCATTAGTAGTATCAGATATAGTAGTAGCTAATAATTTTAACTCTCCATTTAATAATCCTTGATTAATTAGGTTTAACATGTCCATAGGAAGAGGAAAGTCAGTAACGCTATCGTCATAACAAATATCACCATCACATTCATCAAAACGAGATACATCTTCAGGATTTTCAAAAACGCCTCTAACATTTACTTTTTCTAATCCTTCTGCATTATAAATATATAAATAATCTCCAATCATATACGCTTTATACTTTTTATTAGTGTATTTGTCAAAAGGTAAAAATTGAATCATATTAGAATTTACCATAGGTATAGTGCTAGTACCAGTAATATCTCCTACATAAGTTATAGCTTCTTCAAAGTTATATCTAACTGTTTTTGGTATTTTTTTAACACTTCTATAGACAGCACAATCAGAAGGTAATTGACAGCATTGTGTAGCATCTACTGGTATTAAGTCTACACATCCTAAATTTTGTTCTGTATGCCTACTGCTAAATCCATTTTTAGCATAATCTCTTCTAATAAAAACAGTTCTGTAATGTTTAATATTAAACTTTATTTGATCAAGAGATATATGCTCATCATGGTTAGATCTTCCTCCTCTAACCAAATTTAATAAGTTATATGCAATTTCATTTAATGTCATTATTTTTTTCTTTTTTCAAGCGAGCGTCCTCCAAAATAAGCACCAATAACGGTGATTAAAACTAATTGTAGCAAGTCAGTCCACTTAGATTCAACGTCAAAGTTTATTGTACCTGCGTCTATAAATATCATTAATACAGTACTAACAACTAAAAAGATTAATACCATAGGTCTTACATTTTTACTTAACCAAGAATCAGAATTCATATCTGCTTTCCATCTATCAGATATTTCTTTTTCCATTTGAGTTTCGTAGCCAGCTACTAACTCTTTTATTTTTAGTTCAGCAGCAAGCTTTTCTTCTTTTGATGTATGTAAATTATCTATAACATCTCCTACACCTTTAACTAAATCTGCAGCTCCTCCGCTAAATATTTTTCCTAATATACTCATAATTTAATAATTTGTTGTTTTTTTATTTTTTTTAATATTGCTTAATTTTTCATGTATTATAACATCTACTGTTGGGCCTGTTCCTGTAAGTTTTATATATAATTTATAATTAAGTACATCATAATTACTTTCATCTTCATTTAAAATTAAAGAAACAGCTGGTGGAACTACTAAAGTTTTTAAAATATAGTACGAATTAACTGTAGGGTCAGACTCATGAGTCCAATCATTAGCTGAGTTAGGCAGTGTGTTGATAACATTAGGATGGTTATCACTAACATATAAATCAATACTTACAGAATTAGAAGTATTTACATTAGCTAATCTAATAGAATGTAGTCCTTCAACTTGTAGATTTCCAGCATGAATACATACTGCGTCAGTTCCGGTGATATTTAAATATATTGAACTCATGAATGTAATACTTCTAATGTACTATTAAAATATGCTACGTTACCCGAATCTTCTGTTTTTATTTGTGTAAAAATTATATCTCCTTCAGCTACAGCTGTTTGATCAAAAGATGTTGTAGAAAAGGTTAGAGTTAAATCATTACCTTTACCATCTATAACTATTTCGTCTAATAACACTGGAGTCATATCACCTGCACTATTATTTGAAGGTGTCCATTTAAATAAACCTAAAGTTAACTCTTTATTATTAGTCATTGTTGCAATACCTCGCCATTTTGTTAATGCACCTGCTCTAGACATTAATTGACCCCCCATTCTTATCATTTCTGATTGGTTAGTACCACCTGAAGCTGGTATTGTTAATCCATCAGCACTACTAGGATCATCATGCTCAAAAGGAGATTGACCATCTGTTAAGTTTTTAGGCATATCATATGTAGAGCCATTCCCTATAGCATATCCTAAAAATTGATAATGCGATAAAAATGTTGAACTTTGTATAAGATCTAGTATAGCAGCTGATGTCATAAGACTGGTGTCATTATCAGCATGTGACTCACTACTAATTTGTACTGCTGCTCCTGCTATATTAACAAAAGCTACTCCTCCACTAGCAATAGATACAGCGCCAGAAGAAACACTAAAATTATCAGAATTAAAGCTAGCTATACCCTTATTAGAATCGCTAGCATCTTCTCCTGCTATAGTAACAGTAGTACCAGTAGCACTAGTGTCTATACCTTCACCTCCAGTAATAGTAAGATCAGCACTTCCTGTGTTATCACTAGCTGTTCCTGAATCAGCACTAAGTCTAACCCCTGTTATATCTCCAGTACCATATCCATATGATAATATTCTATCATCAACAGCAGCAGATGTCATTAAACTAGTATCGTTATCAGCAAATGATTCTGCAGATGTCTGGATAGTTGTTACGTCTACACTGTCAAGTATTAACCCTGTTGTTACTGCTAAATCCCCAGCTATAGTTGTAACGGAAGCAGTTCCATTTCCAATAGTAACATCTACCTCATCTTCTACACTACCACCCGTAATTACAACGCCTGGTTGTAACTCACCATCATGTGACGCAACACGTAATTGCATTTCTCCAGACTCTTCACCATCAGTAGCGTCATGTATTTCAGTAAGTATTTTACCATATTGTAAGTTGCTTGGTGTACCATCATCATAACCCCAAAATTCTATCGAACCAAGATGATCACCATCTTGACCATCAGCACCTCTACTCGTGTTAAACTGAATTCTACCGCTTTCAGCATCATTAGTTGTATTCTCAATAATAAGAGCGGGGTCATTCGCGTTTGCAGAACTAAGAGTTGTGGTGTCACCATTAACAGTTAGATCACCAGCTACAGTTGTCACTGAAGTCGTTTGTCTGCCAATTGTTGCATCTACCTCACCCGCAACACTACCACCAGTTAATATAAGACCAGGCTGACTTGTACCATTATGACTTGCTACACCTAAATTTAATTTTCCAGATTCTTGCCCGCCAGTAGAAACATCTATTTCACTTATAATATAAGAATACGTCTGACTGTTCTGCCCGGCATCTTGACCTTTAAAATGTATTTCACCTAAGTTTTGTCCAACAGCAACTCCATCATCAGCTCTTAACTTATCAAATATTAATTGCGAGGCTTGATCATCATCAGTAGTATTTTTTATTGTTACCTGTGGGGCATCTGCAGTTGCAGACTCAAATGTTGTTGTAGTTCCATTTACTTTTAAATTTCCAGATATTGTTGTATCAGAGGCTGCCCCAGCCCCAACAGTTACATCTATTTCTCCATTTGCATCTTGACCAGTTAATATTAGTCCATCAGTTAAAGTACCATCGTATTCTGCAACTTGAACTCTTACTTTGCCGGTTTCAGAACCATGATCTGTTTCTACAGCTTGAACCATAACCTTACCATATTGTTGAAGAGTACCAGTAGCATCTTCCCCCATAAAATCTAATTCAGCAACACGATCGTTATCAGCTTGAGCATCAGTTCTATTTTTCCGCATTTGAAGTCTAGCGGCTTGATTATCATTTGTTGTATTTCTAATAATTACAGCTGGATCATCAGCGTTTGGAGATTCAAAAGTTATATTGTCACCGGTTACGGCTAAATCACCTGTTAATGTTAAAGTACTTCCATCAAATGTAAGATTACTTTCAACAGTTGCTTCGTCCGCATCTTTATAAGTTAAGACACCATTAGCTGTTGAACCGTCAAAAGCTATACCACCTGCTCCTATGTCTGATTTTAATTCACTTCCTGTTCTATATACAACTTTTTTAGTAGAATCTATAGCAAGAAATCTATCTGGATCACCATCTCCTGCGGTAGGGTTATCTAGATACACATCACTACGAAATCTAGCGATAAAATCCACTATATGTTGCCCTAACCATTTCATTAATCTAAATCTATGTATTCTATTGTTACTCCCTCATTTTCTACAGCTTCAGCTATAGCAGGATATATTCTTTTATAAGCGTTGCTAGAACTACCTATAAAACCATTTGTTTTAATTTGATTATTTTCTTGACTATCACCTACTAATAAACATCCTGCAGTATGCTCATCTGTATTGCCACAGTGTATAAGTATCCATTTAAAATTAGGAACATCTTGTAACCATAACATACCTTTGTGCATGCTTCCATATCTAGAGGCATATTTATTATGATGACCACCTTCTGTTCTTAACTTTATTTCATATGTACCAGCTGGAATTCTAGTTTCACTCATAACCTTTTCTTCTCTTCGTTCATCTTCTAAAGTATATGCTAAAAACTTGATACCATCTGTAATATCAAAAAGTAATCCATTAGTTGAATCAGATTCACTGCTAAATCTTAATACTTGTAATTTCATATTTTATTTATTTATGCTTTTTTCCAATAAGCGTACTCTACATTACAACTAGCAGTATCTGCTCTAGCCTCTAATCCGTTACCATCATTTACTGCGAAGAAAGCAAATTCTCCAGGACCCACTCTAGCGTATTGTACACTACCTGTAGTTTGTAAAATAACGAAGTTAGTTGTATCTAAATTTTTAAAGTAAAAATAAAATACTCCGCTTACTGCTTCGTCTACTAATTCTTGGTTATCAGCTGTTGTTATAGTTGTTCTAGATATTCCTATACTAGGTGTAGTTATACTTAATACATCTGTTACTACAAGATTTAAAGCATCGCTTGTAGCAGTGCTGCTTGTAAGTGTTAATTTTGCTGTTAATGTTGCCATAATTTTATTCTTTAATTATTTGTTTTGTTATTATTTTATTATTTTGTATTATATGTAGCATATAAACTCCTCTAGAATAACTTGATAAGTTAATACTTGTAGGGTTATTTTCTGTAATCAATAATTGACCAAGATTATTATATACATTAATACTAAAGTCTTTCCCAACTATATTTACAATATCCTTAGTTGGATTAGGATATACTATTATTTTATCTTCTAATATTCTAGATGTAGGAAGTTCTCCTACCCATCCATTTTGACAATGATCATATGTTAACTGACATATAGTGTCCCATTCATTTTCACAACAATAATCATCTACAGATATTACCCAAGCATAACACTCATCATTTAAAAAGAAAGGATTACCAGATCCGTTTATACACCATTCTGCTGCATATAAACAGCCTAAAGAGTCATGCCCAAAAGTCATATTTGCTAAAGGATCATAATTCCAAGCGTTAACATCCATACACCCTTGAACCACAGCCACACACGAACCATTTTCAGTATTAGCCAATGGATCAAAGTTAAGAGCAGTACTATCCATACAGCCGTAAATATAAGGAATGCAGCTAAAATCTTCTGTATTAGCGGATGGGTTGTAATTAAGCATACTAGGGTCAGTACAACCATAGATAAAAGGTATACAAGAATTATTGTCAACATTTGCTAAAGGGTTAAAGTTAAACATTGTACTGTCAGTACATCCGTAAATTGGAAGTATACAGCTAAAATCATCAGTATTACAGCTATCGCAGTAATTTAAAGCTATTGGATTTGTGCATCCTAATATAATAGGGATACAGCTTCCATTATCAGTATTTGCTAATGGATCATAATTAAATGCTAATGTATCCATACATCCGTAGATAAATGGAATACAATTACCATTATCTGTGTTTGCTAATGGGTTATAATTAAACATTGTTGCATCCATACATCCATATATATAAGGAATACACGAACCGTCATCTGCGTTAGCACTAGGAGAATAATTCCACATAGTAGTATCTGTACAACCATAAGTTACACCTATACAACTACCATCATCAGTATTAGCTAATGAGTCGTAATTAAAAGCTATAGGAGACGTACAACCTTCTATTACAGGTATACAGGTATCCGCAGTATTAGCATTAGGATTATAATTAAAAGCTAATTCATTCATACATCCTAATATAACTGGTATACATCCGCCATTATCTATATTAGCTGTAATATCATAATTAAATGCTAAAGAGTCTGTGCATCCAAATATTGCTAAAGTTAAGCAACTACCATCATCTATGCCTGCTACGTATCCTTGAGTATAATATTCTAAATAACCTGGATTTGTACAGCCTGGGTCATAATAACATGTATCATTAGTATTTGCTGTAATATCATAATTATAAGCTAATGAGTCCATACACCCATATACTACTGGTTCGCAGTAATTTCCACAAGATGGCATAGCATCATATATATTCCAAAACGGCTGACTAAAAGGCTGTAATGCTCCTTGACCATTGTTTGCAAAAGGATTTGTTCCTTCTGATAATAAAGTGTCTCCATAAGCGTTAATTAATAGGAAAGAGTTTTGCATAGTTTGAAACTCTACTTCTTGTGGAGGTTGTTGTGCTCCAGGAATTTCAAAATAATAAACTTCGACCGGCTCATCTGTTTCTAAATTAATTGAAAATGATTGAGAATAAGAACCTGGACCCATTGTATAAGCCCAATTATTATTTCCTTGAATAATTCCTAAGTATGAGTTACCCCATCCATCAGCTGCGTCATCTTCTATTATTAAAGTGTAGTCACATACTGGTACTAAATCCATTATAGTTGCATTAGGATTGTAATTAAACATAGTATCATCTATACATCCGTAAATATGTAAATTAACACATGAGCTATCATCTATGTTTGCTAATGGGTCATATTCTTGATATGTTGGGTTTGTACAACCAAGTATTGTATCTTGCTCAGCACAAGCAATTCCATTTTGAACTGTTGAGTAAGCCACATTACCAAAATTAACACCAACAGGGTTTTGACTAGCATCAAGCCAAGTTCCTGATGTAAGATACGTTATAGTATCTCCAGCGCAATCATATATAACAACTTCTCCTGCTGAACCTGGAGTACCATTACCCATTATACCGTCGCCATAAGTATCGTTTAATATAAATTCAAATCCAGATTGTTGAACACAAAACTCATAAGTATATGTTTGTCCTATGTCGCCAAAGTCATAAGTTCCAACTGGAGCATCCCCTATGATACCACCACTATTCATTGTCCAAGACGTTTCGCCTGGCCAATTATCTAATCTAATAGTCATTGTTATTTGATATTCATTATCTGGATCACATGTTGCACCAGCACAAGAACCATCATCAACATTAGCAAATGGATTATATGATATTTGAGTTGAATCCGTACACCCTGGTATACAAGGTGATGGGGTATGAGTTATAGTATCTGATAATGTTCCGTCTGCATATTCTAACACTATATAATGTTCAACGCTCCAGTTAGGTGGCATTTGTCCATTACCAGCATTTAAAGCAAAATTATTATACCCATTAGCTGCTGGCCAATATCCCCAATAAGAATAAATAGAACCATTTTCGTTACCATAATGAATTTCAATTACATCACAAGTAGTAGTAGAAGTATCAGACCACCATTCAAATGTTATTCCTGTTTGCGTTCCCCAACATTGGTCATAAGCATTAGAGCTTATAAAACCTCCACAAGGAGGATATGTACAAGAGCCGTCAGGATAAACAGCACTAGGATCATAATTTAAAGCAATTGAATCCATACATCCTATTGCTGGGCTAAATGGATCACTAATCATTAAATCATCTATAGCTATATCACTAGTAAATAAATCACCAGTTACGGCTGTAAACTTTATTTTAAATGAATCAGTTGAAGCTATTGGATAATAAGCAAAAAGCCACTGGTCACCATAGTTGCCAGATTTAATATCTAAAACAGTATATCCATTGTTATCTAATACTCCTATTTCTAAATCACCCATATCCATACCGTACATATGGTACCAGAAAGATAATACTTTACCAGGTGTAGCTGACACATCAAATGTTGGTGTATATGTTATAAGTGTTTTGTTAGGATAGTTTGGCCAAGATGATTCTACATAGTAATATGAGCCACCGCCAGTTGTATGATCTCCAGACGGTCCAGTATTAAAACTAGTTGTTGAACCTTGATTTATTGTCCAATCACCATCATCATTAATTTCTTGTTCTAACCCTATACCGTTATCAAAATCATAAATCCAAGGAAAAGTATTTACTTGACCAAAGATAAATGTAGGTAGTAGTAATAATAATAATATTTTTTTCATTTTGTTTTTACTTTTTCAAACGCACTAATACCAAAACACCCTAATGTTACTAGAACAAAGGAGTTGTATATAGTGTCATTAATAACTAATTCTCCATCTCCTACATAGCCCATAAAAGCTATACCGCTAACTAAATCCGCTATAGCAAATAGTACCATTACAGTAAAAGATATAAAGCCAACTATATTTTTTTCATTTATATTGTTTTTATCTCTAAATATTTTCCACATATTAAAAGTCACTCATTAATAATTCATCTATTGCTTCTTGTACTTCTTCTTTTGTTGCTACCATTTTAAAACTTAAATCAGCCTGAAATCTAACAGCTTCTTCTCCATCTTTAAATATTATAATAGTAGGTACTACGGCTATTTTATGTTTTGTTGCTTCTTCACTGTTTTTAGCTATATCGCTATATCCTAAACTTTTACAATCTTTAAGTCCCATAACCCAAGGAACATCATTAGCGCTGTTCCATCCAGCATTAAACTGAGTTACTGTAATTTGTCCAAAGGCTGTATTAGAAAATACCCCAAACAATATAAAAACAAAATACATAATAAATAATCTCCAATTAACATTTATTTTTTTCATTATCGGTTATATAATTTATCTTCTATTTTTTCTAACGTCTCTTTCATCTCCTCAACATCTTTCTGAGTATCTATAATAGTATTACGGATCATTTGATCTTTCATGTTAAACTCCATTCTAGTTACTTCATCTGGTGGTATTATAGGTAATTCTTTAGCTTCTTCTATATCAGCTTGTAGCATAAACCACATACTAATAAGAGTTGCCATTGCAAAACCTATTGCTATTAAAGTTTTTATACTTAATACAAAACCTGTGTCTTCATTTAATTCTTTTGCCATTTTAATCCCAAAATATTATTTTTCCTAAAATACCTATTAAAACTAGCCATATAGACCAAATAGTTTTTTGAGCTCCTTTTCTAAAAGAAGTATTCTTATTTACTCTAGCTATAGTTCCGTCATCTGGATCTAGTAATCTTTTCTTAATAAATCTTACGTCTTCTTTTAAATCTTGAAGATCTTCGTGTATTTGTTTGTTAGTAATAGGCATATTTTATAATTCAAATCCAAAATTTAATATAATAAATCTATGTTCTACTTTTGGATTACAGTATAATTCTAATATTGTAAGTCTTCCAAGTCTAATAGATATATCATATATATTATCTTTTTTATTTCCTTGTCTCCAACTGTTTATCCAATTCATAGTTTACAACAGTTGTCTGCTCCACAACAGCATGCGCACCAGTTGAAGCATATTAAACCAAAAGTTATAGCCATTACCCATTTACAAATTTTACTTTTCATATTTTAACGTTTTCCTCCAAAGTACTCTACTGCGTGTCCTTCAGAAATTAATAATTCATTTAAATTTATATCTTTGCCTGCTTGAGTTAGTATTAACTCTCCTAAGCACCTTCCAAACTTTCCTACGCCATGAGATTTAACAGTTATAACTTCAGCGTCTTGTAAAAGCTCTTCTACTCTTTTCTTTGCCGCTAATCCTCTAACTTTCTCATCAGCATCTCTTGTTCTAGATTCTGGAGTATTTATACCCATAAATCTAATTCTTTTTTTTACAGAAACATCAAATCCTAAATCTATATTAGCATCTATTGTGTCTCCATCTATTACTCTGTCAACTTCTATTTTATAAGTATACATTTAAAATATTATATAATTAACACCAAATTTAAAATCATACCATTCACGATTCCAGTATTTGCTATATTTACCTTCTGCAAAATATCCCAAATGTTTATTTATTTTAATCCCATAAATTAATCCTGCAGAATAATCATACCATTGATCATTATCTATATAGTTATGATAAGAAAACTCATTACCATCATTATAATGATAAGGTAAAAAATTGCCCCAAGCATGTATCCATTGATTTTTAGAATACTTATAATAGTCAAATCCTACTATAATAGAATGTTGTATTATATTAGCTAATTCATTTCTTTTTCTTTCAGAATAGTCAGATATTACTTGCGGTATTACATTTTCTTTCCAAACTTCTGGGCTAGTTGCAACTATCTTTCCACTAGGATCTTTATACTCACTGTTTGCAACATCAATAGTATAACCTTCTTGTATTGCTAAGTAAGTATAATGTAAATTACCATTGCTTAAAATCCATTCTTGTAACGGGTCATAACCATAAGGCTCAGCTAATCTATGAGCAAGTCCAACACTAAAAGCTAAATCTGCACTCTTTTTTATTCTGTATCTTTCTGATAATTCAAAATACTCTATATCAGCAAATCCATCTTTTAAGTATTCTACTTTTGCAGCAAAGTGATTTATACATAAAGGACCATCACAATTATCATCAGAACTATATCTAATAAAATGATGTTGGTCTATATAATCTATTCCCTGCTGTCTAGCATAATCCATTTCAAATAAATACTCAAATCCTTGTACTTTACCTACAGTAGCAGCGTCAGTATAATTTGATTCAGTGCCATCATAAAATGTATTAGCTCTATTCTCATATCCAAATCTAGCTATTTTTCTAATACCTACAGTAATAGAATAATCATAAGGAGTTTCTATTAAACCTTCTTCTAACTGACCAGATGTTACAGAAAATGTTTTTACATCAGAAATAGATGTTCCTCCATTTACTGCTCCATACACAGTAGAAAACTTTAGATGTTTTTTTAAATTATCTTTTAAACTAAAGTTTTTTATATAAGAGTTTATATCATTTTGTGATTTAGCTATAAATGATACACACATTAAAAATGTTAAAAATAAGGTTTTAAACATATATAATTTTATTCTATTATTTTTACAATATTATTAATTTGTTTAGCAGTTATATCTTCTGGTAAACTATCTTCAGTAAGTATGTGAAGTTTAATTTTTAATTCTTCTTTCATCATTTCCGCTACTTTATCAAGTTGTGCTTTTCTAGAATCTACAAGTTCTTTGTTTTCTTCTTCTAGTTTGTCTACTAACTTTTTAGCATTTTCTTCACTTTCTTTACCTGCAATTTCATTAACTTGTTTAGCTAATGCTAAAAACTCTTCTGTAGGTGTTCCTGCTTCTTCTACGTCTTTGAGTTTTTCATGAAGTATAGAAATATTTTTACTTACATTGAGGCTAAAAGTTTTTCCTTTAACTTCTTGAACTTGATATAATCCATTAATTAGATTTACAAATTCTCCTTTTGTTGCATTAATTGTTTTCATTGTTTTTACTTTTTGAATTGTTTCCATTTGTCTATTTATTGTTTTTGGTTAATATTAACTATTATTAATCACTAAAAAGTGAATTTTTCTTGCTCCTGCTGCTAATGTAGCATCTGAACCATTTTGAAGTAATATATTAAAACTTCCATTTGCTATTGTATTAGTATATGCTAATAAACTTGAATCTGAAGTTTCACTACCTTCTGCTAAAGATTGTACTTGTAATAAAATTACAGAATCTGCTTGTACAGTACTATTAGTAACTACAAATTCTTCAAAAGCTCCGGCCGCAAGAGTCTCTGCACTATCTAAAGTAATTATACCTGATGTTGTATTTAGAGTAACACCTGTTGCATAATTAGGAGTTCCACTAGTTCCTTGAGTAACAGTTCCGCTACCTGTATGTACAATACCTTTTGCACCGTCAGTAATTATTAGATTACCAGTATTTACAGTTACGTTTTGTGTTTCTGCTGCTACTGTTAATCCAGCTGTTGGTGAGCTTCCTGTATAAGTTTTTAATTGTATATCTCCGTCTGTACCACTAGCAGATTGTCCTGAAGTAAGTATTACTGATCCTGCTGTTCCACTACTTGAAGCTGCACCAGCATTTAAATTTAAATGTCCTGATGCACTATTACTACTAGCTCCTGCTTGAATTGTTACATTTGCTCCTACAACACCATCTCCTGAATCATTTGGTTTAATTGTTGGTGCTGAGGTATTAGCAAATCTAATTCCTCCTATTATATTTAAACTGTCTTCAAAAAATGCTGTAGGAGTTGATTGTCCCATAAATACTTTACCAGCAGAGTCTATATTAATACCTTCATGAGTACCATCACCGCTTAACCATCCTGTATGTAGATCAATATCATAACCAGCAGCATCTAAATCTGCAGTTAAAGTTGATAAATTAGCTGCAAGTGTAATTGATCCTGCACCATTAGTAACAGTCATATTAGTTCCTGCTGTAAGAGTTGCTACTGATGGATACCCATTAGTTGCATTACCTATTAGTAAATGTCCATTTGTAGACATTGCTGCAGTAGCGGCTATTTGATCTGTTTCATTTGCATATAGTAAAGCTCCTTTAGCTATAGTAGATAATCCTGTACCCCCATTTGATACTGCACATTCTCCAGTTATTGTTGATGTAAAATCTACACCAGTTATAAATCCTGAAGTAGTATTATTACACAAACTTAAATCTATACCAGCTTCTAAGGCTGTTAATACTATATTATTTGAAGAAGTAGTTACAGTTAGCAATCCTGTATCTCCTGATTTTATTCCTTTAAAATTAAGTTGATTTTTATTAGTAACACTTACAAATAAACTTTCACTGCTAGATCCTAATGTAGAAAAAGATGGGAATAAAGTTTCTACTGCTAATCTTTTTGATTCCCTTGAGTTATCGTTAGTTACTAATAAATAGTCAGTGCTTGCTACACTTGTTTTTGCTAATGTTGTTAAGTCTATTAATTTTGCCATTTTTTATTTTTTTATATTTCTATATTTCCAAAATTATTATCATTTATATCATCAAGTGTATCAGATTGATTATTCATTTCTAATTTAGTTAAACTTACTCCTGGTATAGGTAAACTTAAATTATTATTACAATCTTTACAAAATTTATTTACAAAGTTAATAAAATTATCGATATAGTTTATATTATTACTATTAGATATATATCTCATATTATCATTACAATACCCCCAATACCCTGAAGCGTTACCAGAAGCATTTTCTGGATCTAGCCCAGCTATTAAAGTTCCTTGAAGAGTTGATCCTTGTGCTGGACCATAGAAAATCCAAATATTTCCACTGTTATGATGTTTTATTACATCTCCAGGATACAACTCTATAAGTGAAGAACTAGCAAACATATCAACACTAGATGTAGTTCCAACTGCTGGATCTAATGTATTAACATTCGCATCATTTAATCCTGTAGTAGTTCCTCCTGTTATCCAAAGTTCTTCACAACTTATATACACATCTGCAGCATCGGGAGTATTTACATCTGCACAATTATATATACAATCTAAACCTGTTCTTTTTAATAGATAATCTATTAATGTTAATTTCCAAAAATTCATTACGGAACAATCATCAATTTGTCCTGAAAGTGTTTTTTTATAATAATCAAATCCAGTAGATGCAATACATGTTTCAATTTGACTATAAGTTTGTTGTATAGTTGGAGGTATACATGGTGGTAATAATGGTGGGTGTATACAACTATCTGGATCACAATTTGCTGTTGCATTTGGATTATAATTTATTGCTCCATCATCTGTACATCCACAATACTCACAAGAACCATCATCTGTAACTGCTGAAGCATTATAATTTATTGCTCCTGGATCAGTACAACCACAATTTCCACATGGCTCACCGAATGTAGTAATCTCTAATTGTTGTTGACATCCATTACAATCTTCTAACACAAGAGTCCATGTATGACCAGGACATACGTTGGTTAAAGTTGTTGTACCTGTAGTATATTGTTGATTTTGTATAAAATAAACATTACTATTTGATATACCACAGAAGAAATACATATAAACAATAGTATACGTTGTACATCCTGTAGCAGATGTTACTGTTAAATCAATAGTTGCATCACAATTCCATGTACAAGTAATTGGATCAAGGCATGTAGCCTGAGTTCCTGTAAATGAAACTTGCAATGGAGGAGCATCACAATACTGACAATTACCATCATCACATGGTGGTGGGGTTCCTACTAATTGACCTGCAATATTATACCCATAATTATAAGCTAAAGGATCAGTACATCCACAATTAAGATATTGACATGAACCATCATCAATAGTGGCCATTGGATCATAGTTAGTTGCAGTTGAATCTGTACAACCAAGTACAGCATAAGCACATGAACCATCATCACATGTTGCATTTGAGTTATAATTTGTTGCTCCAGAATCCATACAACCATATACACAATTCCAACAACTACCATCATCACATTGCGCTGTAGCGTCATAGTTTCCTGCACCAGGATCTGTACAGCCAGTAGTACCTAATGCTATATAAGCTGTATTACTATATTTAGTACAGTCAGGCGAATTTGAATATTGACTTAAAAGTACTACCCTATAATTTCCAGTTCCATAATTATTTTGAAATACAAATTGAGGATAAGTTTGTTGTATAAATGATGATGGACTAGTTAAAACTGTCGTCTCTACATCAACCCAAATTCCACTATTATCATACTGTAATGTAACAGTAACAAAATCTGGACTATTAGTACATTGAATATCAACTTGATAGCTAATATTACAAGTAGTTGACATAGCTGTTTGTCCTAGAGTAGGAGTATTACAGCAAAAATTATTTGTTAAATTACAAAGTGTTGAATCATGAAAATATAAATTAGAATCTGAAACTACAACACCGTCTGCTGCTGTAGCTGTTCCACTGTCTACACAGGCAGGTACTGGAACAATTACATCAATAAGTTCATAACACTCTGCTTGTTCTACTGTAGCATCTGGGTCAACCACATAAAGCTTTACAGTATAATAACCATAAGTAAATGTTCCTGCTAAACTACTAGAGTCAAGCGTTTCAACCCAACCAGCTGAAGTAGGATTAGTAATTGTACTTCCAACTTGTGTTGTTCCTGCATTAAATAGAGTTAAATTATTAGCCGAAGACCAAGAAGAATTACCAGAAGCGGTTTGTGTATCCCACTTGTATAATTCAATTTTATAGGTAACATTTTGAATACTACTAGCATTAACTATATTATTTATATAGGTTTGAAAAGTAGCTGATGCTCCAAAGCTAATAGCAATTGACCCATCTGTAGCCGTAGTATTAGTTGGAGAAATAACAGTAATTCCGTTTCCAGAATTAGGTACTGCTACATCGTCAACAAAATTATCATTACCATCAACTAATTGCCCATTAGCTGCCTCACAAAAATGACAAGTAGAAGGAAAATTAATACCAACATTTGCATCATAGTTTAATGCATCAGAGTCTCCACATCCTGTAGTTAAAGGCGGATCAGTAAGTGTTACTGTAGTTTGCCCTAAACAAACAGTTGAGCTAGAATCAAATACGTATACATCATAGGTTCCTGCTCTAAATCCTTCACTATTTGTTGTTCCTAAATCACTTCCTCCAGGCACATACCCTTGAGCTGAAGAAGATGCATAAGAAGCAGTACCTGTTGCTGCTGTTTGAAGAAGTCCTCCATTAGAATTAGACGGGACACTGTTTCCAAAGGTAAAACTAGTATTTGCAACAGCTCCAGAACCAACTCCTTTTCCTGCTGTGTTTCCACACATTGTGTCAGCAGCATCTTGATTTTGTACAACAAATGTATAATTAGCAGTACCTGTAGGTAATCCTTGAGGTATACCACCACTAAATCCTCCATCTAAAATAGTTACATCTATATAACCATCTGTTCCTCCATAAGTAGTTGGATCAACACCGTTAACATTAAGAGTTAAAGGTTGAGTACTATAAGTAATATCATCTGCTGAAGCATGTATACAAGTAGGACAACAACTTCCTGGTGACCAAGTTGCTATACTTGGGTCTGCTATAACATTTGCAGGAATAGCAGTTCCAGCACAATCTTGTCCTGTATATTCCCAATAAGCCATATTATTTGGATCAGTACACCCATCTATTGTCACTATTCTAGGAGTACAATCAGGTAAATTTTCAGCATAAAATCTCCAATGCACAATCCAGCTATCTTTATGATCGCTTCCACCTAAACTACCGTATACACTACTAAATGGCCTATTATATGTTCCTAAACTTACTTCATTAGGAACTTCATAATATATATCGCCTGTATTCATTACACCAAGATCCGTAAATTTTGAAGTTTGTAGTAACTCCCATCTTTGTGGTCCAATTATACCTGGCGCAGGATACCAAAAAGTTCCTGTAGCGTTTGCTATATTTTCATAATTATCCCTAACCTTAGAAGCATAAGTTGCGTTTGGGCCTGTATTTAAAAAACTATAACCAGCGTATTCAGAAAATCTATTATCTGGATCACTGTCAGTATTAGAAAAATTTAATCTTACAAAAGGCCTATTATTTGATATATTAAAATCAAAATTGTGATAGTCTGACCAACTATGAGGAGTAGGCACCGGATATTCACAATTACCAAGTTTAAACCAGTTCGTACTTGATCCAGCAACATTAAACATCGCGTTATTTGGTGCCCATTGGTTTGAAAAAGAATGCTGGAATCCTGGAAGAAACATTGTAAAAGTTTCTACATGATTTGATGCAAATTTAACTTCAATTGTTCTTTCTGAATCTGGAGCTAAACCATAGCCATAATAATTATTAAAGTTAAAGTAGGATAGAGAAAAACGAGTACCAAGACCACCAAGATTGTTTGTATATTGATTGACTTGTGGAGGATAAGTCCCATTACTATCAAACTGGTCTCCTGTTATATCTTTAACAGAAACTGGTAAATCGTAACTACTAAGAGGAGCACCCCCGTAATATTTAGCAAGTACTTGGATATGTCCCATAGTACTTACAGTCATTGCTCCTAGTGCTATATACCTAACTCCACTGCTTTTACTTTTAAAACTATTAGCTTGTGTAGGTTTTCCGGCATAAGACGCTTCTGTAATTTGTGATCTAGGTTTACCAGCCCCTTTACCTGTTTCTTCAATAGTTAATTTTTGAGATGGTGTTGTTGCAGCTTTAACAGAACTACTACTTGTAGATTTAATAATAGGTTCAGTGCTATAAATACTAGCTACAGCAGGTACTGACTTAGTCTTTGTAACTTTTGACTTTGATACTCTAGGTTTAATTGGTTCTTCTGACATAAATAAATTTAATTAGGATTAACAATCACACCCACAACTGTTATCACAAATTTCTTTTGCTTTTATATATTTTTTGTATCCATCTTCTATAAATCCTGGTCTTTGAGCTTCTGCTGAATCGTTTGCTTGCACAATAGCGTAATCAGCGGATTTAAGTAATAAGAAGACTTTCTGAGCTTTTGCTAAAGATGTTGCACATTTTGCACAATCACAAGCACAATCTATAAGCTCATTTGTTAGTTTAGTTAAACAACAGTCAATGTCACAGTGTAGTAATACTGATTTTTTACCACCTGGAATTTCATTTCCTGCTTGCGTCTTTAAAATTATGGTAATAATACCATTTGAAATATTTAATAAATCAACTGGTATTGGATAAGTAATATGAGGAGATGCTGGAGTTAAAGTGAATACAGGATTAACTGTTCCTGATATATCATTTTCTTGCCAATCTAATATCTCTATTACAAAATTAGTAGAAGAAGTTACTTGATAATTTATCCCTACTGTTAAAAATTTACAGCTGTCTGCTGCATTTAAAGTTAATGCCATAATTTTTTATTTTGGTTTATTTAAAAAAAGACCGATAGGGGGACTAATGCCCCCTATAAGTCTTATATTAAAGAATCTGCTTATGCAGACTCAGCTGTTAAGTAATATTGAACATACACTTCAACTACACCAGCAGTTAAAGCAGCTGTTGCAATGGTAAATTGTATACCAGTTGAACTTGTAGTTTTATCTGCTACATCATAAGCAGTTACGTCTTCATCATCAAAAACTCCGTTATCAAATGCTGTTGCAGCTTTACACGTTACACCACCACAAGTGATAGCTAGTGTAGCTGAACCATCACTAGTCATTGCTGTAGTTACTAAAGAATAAGCTTTAGTAATAACTGCATTGTCAGGAATAATTGCTGAATTAGCCGGTACAATAGTACTTATAGCACCACCATCAACTGCAAAGTCGTATTTAGCGTGTGCTGTCATTAATTTTGGATTTGCCATTTTATTTTATTTTTTAAAGTTAATAATTAATTATAGTACTACGCTAGGGAATACTCCTGCAAAGTAACCGTTTAGTTTTGCCTCAAATATTGCACTATCACCATCACCTTCTTTTGCTGCAACGTTAATTTCAATTAAGTTGTCAACTCCGTTAATTTGAGAAGCTGAAGAACCATCTTTAGTTGCTACAATAGAATACATGTCATAGTTAGTACCTGTTGCAGATTCTAAAGTAGGTTGCTTTGGTAAGTGACCTCTCATGTAGAATCCGTGAGACGTACCTTGTAAACTTTCTTCAAAAGCTCTTACTGCAAATCCGTCACCGTATCCTGTTGCAGCATCTGCAACACCGCTATTAGCTGTAAAAACTTGAGTTCCAACATCACTACTTTCAAGAATTACATTAAATACTACAGGCTCATAATCCCAAGTATTACCACTTTGAGCTGCATCACCTCTTAGTGCTCCTGAAAAAGTTACAGTACCTGAACTATTTCCTGCTAAAGGATTTAACCAGTCTGGAATATTGTTTAATGCCTCAAAAGCATCGTGAATATCAGTACCTGAAGTAGTGTTATTTTGTCCACTTGCAATTTCAGTTGAAAAACTAAAGAACTCTGTTCTAGGTCCTGAAGTCTTTACAAATTTAACAACTACAGTACCAGCTGAACTAGAATTACTACCAGAAGCTACTACAGTTCCTGTATGTGCAGTTGGAGCTACATAAGATTTACCACTAAAATCAATTACATCTTTACCGTAAATCCAAGGAGTTACAATATTTTTGCCATCTTTACCACCACCTACAATTCTAATTTGTGGAGCATCTATAATAGATTCACCTATAATTAAGTCAGTTGGTCCAGATGCGCTCATTTTTTGTATAGTAATTGCACCATCTTCAACAGGGTTAGCTGTTCCTCTTGTAGTACCATCACCAATAATTAAATGTCTTGCCATTTTTTTAAATTTTTAAATTAATATTTATTCATTTTTTCTAACCTCAAGTTCATGAGATTGGTATCGAGGATCACTAATCCCCTGTAAAATACTGCTTACTGTTCTATCTACAATCTCTTGATGAGTATGCGAAGGCAGCTCACAGCTAATCCCCAAAGTTAGTGAAATTTCTTTAGGTTTTCTTATATATGTTATTTTTACGTTGTCTATTATAAATATATCACTCGTATATATATCTATATACTCTCCTCTAATAGTAGTTAATGGAGATGATGGTTTTGTAGTGTTAAAAGGGTCATCTAAAAGCTTAAATATATCATCCTGCTGTATAAATTTATTATATGTTAATTCTCTTGTAACTTCGTTTGAAGTAGGAATTCTTTTACCCCCTAAAGTATTTTCGCTATATTGTGGGTATACATAATTATTAAAATCTGCATCGGCAGCACTAGCAGCTCCATCAAAAGCTACAACTAGATTAGTAATTAAATTTGTACCAACAGAAGCATCCCAATTAAAATAACTATGAGTATTAGTGTCTACTATAACTATAAAAGAATTAGGAAAATCTAAATTTCCATACTGTTCCCAAAATACTTCAAATCCAGGATAAATATTACTAGAATCTAGGTAGTGATCTTTTAAAGCAGATATATCATCTGGGTAAACAAAGTTTTGACTAATTCCTATAATAGCGTTTCCAACACTAGGATCTGTAATATCTGCAAATATTCCCATTCCTTCGGATAATAAAGTTCCATCAGATGTTTCTTTTATTAAAGTGTGAAAAGGCACAACAAAGTATGATGCAGGATGATCCTGATCTATACTATATGCTATTGTATTGCAATCATTTTTAAAAATTTCAGATCTCTGATTTACTAAATATAAATAATCTGCAGGAAGTTTAAATTGATCTATAAAAAAATTACGATACTCTTCTTTAAAAAAAGCAGGAGCTTCGTATTCTGTAACTAAACTACGAAGGTCGTCAATTCTTTTTTGACTTTCTTCAAATCCTTTTCTATAAATATTATTTTTCCCGTACTTACTATTAATAAACCTAGACATAGATTTATTTAATTCTATATCTATTTCTTGAGATAAAAGCATATCAGCTTGGAGTGAATTTATTTTATCCACTCCTTGCTGAACTGCTATATGCATTTGATTTACATTCATATTATACTAATGATAACTCTTTTAGTTTTGCTCTTAATATAGTTAATGTTCCAGAATTCTTTTTATCCTTAAGGTAAACAATAGCATTTTCAGTTGTATCACCAATTACTTCATCAATAAAAATAACTTGGTTTCCAATTTTCCTTAAAACACCAGCTGAAACCATTTCTTCAATTTCTGCTCTTAGTTCTAAGTTTTTATCTGTTGCTATCCTTACAAACTTTTTAGGATTAGAATTTTTTAACTCATATAAAGAATTTTCAATTTGATCGTCTGTCATTCTATCTGGATTAGTGTTAGACATTAATCTTAAAATTCTCTTCATATTCTTTAAATTAGAAGAGACTTTAATAAATTCTTTATCTGCATCTTTCTTAAGTTTGATAGTGTTATTTTTAACTTTATCTTCTCTTGAAAGATCTTGAATATAGAATTTTTTAGTAATATCTGATTCCATTTCCTCTTTAGTTAAAGCTACATAAGGATGTTTGATTGCAAAATTATATTTAATATAATCCATAATACTTAATGGATTGCCATCATCATCTTTACCTACTTCTAATTCAACACCTGTAAAGCCTACAGGAATTGTCATATCTGCCCAAAATTTTTTAGAATATCTTGGCCAATCTACATGTTCAGGTGATACGTCAAGTATTCCTTGCATGTACTTTTTTTCTTCTTCAGGACTAAATCCTTTCAAAGGTTGTCTATTTACATAGACACTACTAAGCCTAGTTTTTGCTTCGGCTCTTACTTGTTTAGGTAAGTGACCTCCTAGGTCCTTTCTCCTTAAAAACACTTTTTTACTCATAATACAGTTCTTTTAAAGTTTTAGTTAGTGGATGTAAAGAATAACTCTCCAAATTATATTTATAGTTAATTAAAGATGCGGGGGATTGCTCCCCCACAACCTTAATCAAAAACCAATATATAGACGCACGTTAATGCCAAATTAGGACGCTACACAAGTAATATCAAGCGAAGTATCAAATCTCTTAAGAGCAATACCAGCTGTCTTTAACATGTGAACGCTTGCCCCGTCAACATCAGATGCTCTAGCAGAAGTTGAATCAAATCCTCTAGGAACTACAGATCCAGCTACACACCATCTCATAGACTCACGACCTTTCTTAGAGATCATTTGTAAGTTATTTTGACCATCATAATTTGATTGATCAACAAATACCATTCTATAAGACTCAAGAGAGTATCCAGTTGTTGGGTGCTTAGCACGAGCTTGAGCAACTGCACCATGGTCAAATAGTGGAAGTTTTACCACATTTACCACATGTCCATCTACATGCTCGTACGAAGTAAAGTAACCAGTTAAACCTAATGATCTACCAGAACCTGTGATGAATCTATTCTCACCACCAACTTTCCAGCTATTAGCTGCAGCGCTGAAGTGAGATTTAAGAGCTTCATCAAATTCACGAGCTCCACCAGTACCAGTGTAAAGAGTTACTTGTTTTTGAGCAGCATCAGTCATTGAATAAAATAAATCACCGATGATGTTCTTAAGTTTTGTTTCAGTCATTGTAGAGTAAGTGTCTGTTTCAACAATTTGCTCTAAAAGACCAGGACCTACGATTACAGGTTGTCCATTC